ACTTTTCCTCCATAGTCTGAGAAAACAGCTCTTCTGAATTATCCCGCTATTTAATCTTCCTTATATTTTGCCTGATTTTCAAGCTTCCACGCTCTGCATCTGTTATCCATAGATTTCCATACCACCCCAAATACCAGTTCATAATCGATACTTCCGTCATCGTACACGCTTCCACGCTCCACTACCCGCTTGTAAATGTCACCTCTGAATGGAATGCTTTCTTTGACTGGATCAAATTCCGTCAGGCCATCAAGTTCATTCAGAAACCAGTTCAGCTCGTTTTCGACCTCTTCCATGGCCTTTCCTTTTTCATTCAATTTATCCAGTTCATTCTGAAAGGTTTCGATTTCCTGGCTCAAATCTAACCGCATATCATCATACAGGTCATTTGTCCAGCTGCTATGTTCCTGTCTAGCCAAATGGCCAAGCTGCTCTTTTAAATCCCGAATCCGATTCTGTAAGAAGTAAATCCTTTCCTTTTCCCAATCATCGGGTCCTCTTTCTGTGAGGAAGGCTTGTGCATTCGGTATCCATTCATCCTGCTCCCGCTTCATTTCTAGCAGCATAGCCATGAATCTATGGCATATAGATTCTTCCGGATAACTGATCATGCCGCACTCTTTTCCTTCTATCCGACCATCAGCCGCCTTGCATTTCCATGCAAAATACGGGAATGTCTTATTATCTCTGAGAGTCCTGAATCGCCTGCGTATAAAGACAGTCCCGCAATCCCTGCAATACAGGGTTTTTGAAAATATAAGCCTGTTTCGGTATTCTTCTTCCACCTCTTCTTCTATTTTCGAATGGTAAATTCCCCGCCTACGGCTTGTTATTGCCTGTGCCTGCTCCCAGACTTCCCTGGACACAATCGCCGGATGATGATCTGCAATGTAATACTTGGGCAGATGTCCCCTATTTACAACACGCTTGTGGGTCAGGACGTCCACCGTTACCTTTTTTTGCAACAAAAGGTCTCCGCAATATTTTTCATTTTTGAGAATAGATGACACACAGTTTGTATGCCATTTTGTATTCCCCTTTCCGGTCTTCACCCCATCCGCAGTCAGCCTTTTGGCGATTTTCTGTGGCCCATCTCCGGCAAGATACTCGGAAAAGATTCTTTTGACGGTCTCCGCCTGTTCTGGATTAATAACAAAATTACCTTCCTTGTCTTTATCGTATCCAAGGAAGGTTGTTGTTGTACATCTTGGAAGTCCCTGCTGGAATCGTTTCTGGATTGCCCATTGAGAGTTTTTGGAATTCGATACCGATTCTTCCTGGGCCAGGGAGCTCAGTATGGTAAGGATCAGCTCGCCTTTACTGTCTAAGGTATAAATATTTTCCTTTTCAAAATAGATCTCCACCGGCGATGGAAGGCCTTTTAATAGTCGGACATAATTCAGGCAGTCCAGGGTGTTTCTGGCAAAACGACTGATGCTCTTTGTAATGATCAGGTCGATTTTCCCGGCCTTGCAGTCTTCAATCATCTTCTGAAACTCTACGCGGTTCTTAATCGATGTGCCCGAAATCCCTTTATCCGCGTAAACGCCGGCATATGACCAGCTTTTGTTTCTTCTTATATAATTTCTATAATAAGCTACCTGAAGTTCAAAGCTTGTCTCCTGGGAGTCGAGGCCCGTCGAAACACGGCAATATGCGGCCACGCGTCTCTTGGGCCTCTCTTCTGCAAGGTCTGCATTTGCTGGTATGACCGTAACAAGTGGTCTTTTCTTTGAAGCCTGTTTTTCCTGTTTCTGTTCTTCATTCATTTTCTAAACTCTTCCTTTCTTTGCTGCTCGGTTCTGTTTTTTTAATATTTCTGGCCCTTTCATCCCTCTTCACATAGGAGGTGCAGACAAAGCCATTCTTGAATTCATAAATAAGCCTTCCATCATCATGCAGGGTTCCCCTTTCTACCAATCCTCGGAAGTAGGAGTCCTGAAACTCGCTATGCTCATCGATTTCTCCCAATATCTCCAACAGGAACTCTCTATCTTCTAACGTTTCTATCTCTTCCCTGTTTCTGCTTAGCTTAATAAGCATTTCCATAAAAGCTTCTTTTATCTTCCGTTCCTGTCGACTTTGTGCATGGCAAGGTTCGCACCCTACCCGGTTTCGCTCCTTGGCAAAACTTGCGCGGCATTTAAAAACTTTAATCTTATCCTTTCGATTGTTTATCGTAGTAGTTCTTTGTATCAATGGCTGCCCACAGTGCCCACAATAGAGTCGGTTTGAAAGCACAGAAGCGCTGCTGTATCCCTGCCTTAGCTGCTTTTCCTTTCTTGTGGCATTTTCATGCCTTCTTTTGATCTCCTGTTGCACCGCATCCCATTCGTCTCTCGGAATTATGGCCGGATGATGGTCCCTGATGTAATACTGGGGAAGCTGTCCCTTGTTCTCCTTTTGCTTATGGGTAAGGAAATCCTCCACAAACTTCTTTTGCATAACCACATCACCGCAATACCGCTCGTTTTTTAAAACACGTGCAATGCTGGTTTTTCCCCAGCCACTTCTTATTGAGGGTATCCCATCTTCGATAAGTCCCTTCTTAATCATGGTAATTCCTTTTCCCTCCATATACTCTCGATAAATTCTCCGAACAATGGCAGCCTGCTCTTCATTTATGACCATATTCCCATCTTCGTCCGTATCGTATCCCAAAAGGAAATAGGTTGGACATTTAGGTTTTCCTTCCTGAAACCCCTTTCTTATACTCCACTTCAAATTGTCTGAAATCGACCTGGCCTCCTCTTGAGATATAGATGAAAGTATCGTTAAAATTAGCTCTGTTTTCGAATCCAAGGTATCCAGATTTTCTTTCTCGAAATATACGCCTACCGGTGGGTTCATCCTTTTCAATTCTCTGACATAGTTCAGGCAATCTAGCGTATTTCTGGCAAATCGACTGATCGACTTCGTAATCACGAGGTCGATCTTCCCTGCCCTGCAGTCTTCGATCATCCTAAGAAACTCGGCTCGCTTCTCCGTACTTGTTCCGCTTTTCCCGCGGTCCGCATAGATTCCCGCAAATTCCCATTCTTCATTTGACTGAATGAATTTCGTATAATGTTCTACCTGTAACGCAAAGCTCGAATCCTGGGTCTCCTCGAATGTGCTGACACGCGTGTAAGCGGCTACCCTTTTCTTGCTTATGGAATTGTCCCTATTCATCCACTGGCTATGTGCAGGTATTTTAATGACTCTGCTCTGGGTTCCAATCATATTCTATTCCTCCTCCGCTTCATCTTTATTCACCATAGTTTCTGTATTGTCAAACCATCTGACTCGAAAGAGTGTCGGGGCTAATATCGTTATGCTGATAATCCATGCTCTCATATACGGAATATTCAATTCTTCAAAAAATATCTTCGTTCGATCATCCCCATAGGGAAGGGAGTCTAGCCAGGAAAGGCTGTTCTCCCGAAAGCTTCTATCTTTTTCAAGCAGTGCCCAAAACTTTTCATGATCCTCTAGTTCTTTCTCTAATGTCATCCGTCTCTCTTCAGCCTTTTTCTGTTTTTCCCCTTCCGCATGCAGGGTTTCATACAAAGTCTCAGCAAGCTTATTTTTTATAGCAATACGCTCTTTTTCAATATGATTATCGTTTTCTTTCAGCACCTTAAGGTCCAGCCGTATTTTATGAATCAAATTTCTATCCCCGAAATCGTATCGCTTTGAAAACGCCTTCTGCATAACCTTTTCCAGCTCTTTCTCTGAGATGTTATCTGCATTGCAAAGGCTTTTGCTTTTCATTCTAAGGGAGCATGCCCACCGGCCATTTCCATTCGTTGAAAACCTATGGTATTTCGAACCACAATCCCCGCAAAATACGCGGCCTGTCAGCGGATAGACATTATTTTTTATCGGCTTTCCTCTTTCTCTGCTTTTTATGATTTTTTGCACCTCATCATAGACTTCCTGTTTGATGATTGCTGGATGATGGTTTTTCAACAGATATTGCGGCCTTTCTCCCCTGTTTCTTACCGTCTTATGGTTCAGATAATTGGCAGTGTAGGTCTTCTGGCATATCACATTTCCGGTATACCGCTCATTCTCTAAAATTCCCTTTACCCGATCGATTGTCCATTCTCTTTTTCCATCAAACGTTTTATGCCCTTCCTTCATCATGCGTTCCGCAATGGCTTTATAGCCCGTTCCCTCCAAAGCCAAGGTATAAATCAATTTCACAATTGCAGCCTCTTTTTCATTGATGGTTATTGTCTTATAAGCACCTTTCCCAGCCACATCATATCCCATTATTCTCTTGAATACCGGAATCCCCTGCTGGAACCGCTTTTTAAATGACCAGGCCATATTGTCTGCAATATTTCGGCTTTCATCCTGGCTAATAGCCGCTATTGCTGATAATATAAACTCGCTTTGCATGGAAAGCGTATCTATTCCTTCCTTTTCAAAAACCACCCCGACTCCAATTTCTTTTAAGTGTCTCACCGTATCCAGTAAATCCACTGTATTCCTTGTAAATCTCGAAATGCTTTTACATAATATTTTATCTATTTTTCCTTCTTCGCAGTGCCTTAACAACCTTTCAAATCCTACCCTATGCCTCCGCCCTGTTCCGCTTATCCCCTTATCCGAATATATTCCCGCCAGTATCAAGCCTGGAGTATTCGAAATCAGCCTAGCATAATAGCGCTCCTGAAACTCGAAGGATTCTTCCTGCTCTCCCAAGTCTGTGCTGACGCGACAGTAAGCGGCGGTTCTTAGAGGCCTTGTCTCGATTTGCTCCTTTTGCTGTTCATTCTCCTTTCCTCGAGGATCCCAAATAATCTGTACCCTTCCACCGTTTTCAATCATATTATCCTGCATATCTCTATCCCTTCCCTAATCCAAATAAGCTATGTCCTTTACCTGTCAGCTTCAAAAAAATTTTCGGTTACTATTCAAATTTTCAATTATGCCTGTAAATCTTGCTTTGTCGGGGTTTAGGTACTCTATTTCATGTCTATTCATCACTCAGAACGCCTACTATAGCAAGTCTTTTCCTTCATCTATGCCACTATCTACGTTATGAATCATCTAGCACCTAAACTTCCCCTGTATATAACCTTTTTGCACAAACAAAATCCTTGCAGAAAGGAGTTCTTCCCCCTCTGCAAGGATCCTAATATCAATATTTCTGTATGAAGGCATCTGCAAATCCAGTCGTTTTTACTCTGCTCAACATCCTATCCGCATTCGTCTTTACCGAATAAGCACCTATCTGAACTCGGTACAAAGGCCTACCATCTACCGTTGTAATAGAAGTAAATGCATCGCTAAACCCGGCATTCTTTACCCTATTTACCATGGAATCGGCATTTGCCTTGCTGCGAAATGCTCCCACCTGGACCTTATAAAGAACTTCATTACCTTCCTTTGCAGCGACCGCCGCTTCCTTTTCCACATAAACAACACCGTTATAATCGCATATCCCTTTTGCAATCTCCACTGCCGTCTCTTCCCAATAATCCTCATTACCTACCATGCTGATGGCTTCATTGAGGTTCGTCATAAAAGCACACTCTATTAAAATTGAAGCCTTTGTGTTCATAGCATTGCAGTTACACATGGCAAGCCCTGCAGAACTAATTCCCCTATTCGTCTGAGACGTGCCGCCAATCAAATAACTTAATACCTTTGCCGCCAGTGCTTTGCTGTCCTTTGGATAGGTATTATGGATATACACCCCGACTCCCTGAGCGGAATTGAAGCTCTCTCCATCTCCATAGGCATTGAAGTGAATGGAAATGGAATAGTCACACTCTCCTTTTTTAATGAGCTGCTGTCTGTTTGTTAATGAGGTATCCTCATCATCGTATCCGTTATTATCATCAAATCCCGTTACAATAACACTAAATCCGCACCGAATCAGTTCCTCTGTCAGAAACAGTGCCACGTTCATATTGGCGATGTGTTCCCGAATACGATCTCCCTTCGGTACGTCTGTTATCCCGTCATCGTTAAAATCCACCGCCTGAGGTAATGGTGGTGTTCTTTTCCCCGGTGTATTGGATCCATGCCCTGCATCTACTGCTATTCTTATTTTACTCATGCTCTTCATCCCCCTTTAATTGCTCCAATATGTCTTTTAGTTTCTGCGGTATCGGAAGCCCGATTTTACCCGCATTCTCAACAATACTGATTCCTTCATTCGACAGATAAAAGAAAATGACAGCGCTACGAACAACGCTGCCACTTCCAATAATCTTGGTATCTATGATATGTCCCACTGCCACCAAGCAGAAGATCAGCACTTTTTTGAATATTCCCCTGGCTCCCACATCACTGGAAAGCCTCTTCTCAATGATTGCTGCCATCACCCCTGTGATATAGTCAATGATCACAAAGGTAACCAATGCATTGCTGAATCCATCCCATCCACCAATCATAAGCCCCAGATAGGCGCCGATGGCAGTCAGAATGAATTGTATCGTGTTAAATATATTCTTCATAAATGAAATTCCTCCTTTTAAATTGGTAATGTGATTGCATATATTTGCGAACCATCATACCCAGTGTCTCCGGAACCGTCTTTCCTGTACTCGACTTTAATGCTATGAGTTCCTGCTGTTACTTCAAATTCCACATATTTATGAATCACTACTCCTTCGATTCTTACTATCTGTACGTTATCGATATAAATAATCGTATAATCATAATTCGCTTCACTCTCAGCCCCCATCCAGATCCCCCCTTGACCGGCACCACAGGAAAAGGAACCTAATAGATTCACGGTTGCTCCCGTTATACCCTTTATCCGAAGTGCTGATGTAAAGTCTGTTGAAATTGATACCGCTACAATCGACTTTGTCGCACTGCCAGTCAACATACTATATAACACTTCCGGTTTAAGAATATTTTTTGTTGTTCCATAATATCCAAGCCCTGATAAATACCAAGCTCCACTATACCTTATCGCAAAATACTTACTATTTTCTGCTATCATCATCACCGTTGTACCGTCTGTTGCATCTGCTGGCAATTCTGATACAATAGCTACACCACCACTTCCTCCTCCGGTTGACGAAAAGGTGATCGTCTTTTGTGTATCATCTTGTATCAACGAAACATTACTTCCTGCAACAAAGGTTATTTCGCCTGTAAGGGCATCTTCTCCTGATTTTTTAATGCCGGACACACGTGAAATCCCGGAATGAGAATCTGCTGTATGCCTCTCTTCGTTCAGATACTGAGGATGGTCATCTTCCCCCAAGCCTGTCAGCAATCCGTGGACATGATTATGACTGATTGGTGCTGAAACCTCTGTGGACTGACTGGAGAGTACCGAATCCCTGGAGAACATAGACATTCTCTCCACCATCTGAGATACCTTGATTTCATGCTCTAGTAGGACGTTGTTAAGGTCCAACGTGTACAGCACTTCTTCTGAATCCGACTGTTCCTCCACTGTTATGCCTTTTACTCTTACTTTTTCATCAAATCCTATGGTGTCACTGCCTTCAGGTGGAATATACCACCCTATCCAGTCTCCAATCAGATAGGATTCAAAAGGTACCATCCTACTTCCATCCGAGGTTATAAATTTTGCAACCGATCCTCGGATTCCCCAGTTGACTTCTGCGGCCTTCTTCAGATACAAATTTCCATAGTTCGAAAGCTGCGCCCATTCACTTGGGATGTTTCTTGCCTGCAGATACCCTTCTCTTCTTCCCCATTCTGTTCCTCCCGTCGGATGCATCACCTCCACAAGGCTTCCTGCTTCGCCCTCGACTAAAACTACATTGGTCATCTTGGCCGTATCGTTCTGGTTCTCGTGGCTAATGATTGCCTGCCCTGGAAAATATCGAACTGTGCCCGACTGATCGATTCCTTTCTTTTTATACAGCTTCAATTGCATAGAGGGGGTAATTTCAATATCGAATAGTCCCATTCCCTCTGCAAGCTTTGTGACCACTTCAAGAAGCGGGGTTCCGGCGTGGAAGGAAATATCTGTTGCATCTGTCCATAGATTTCCAATACTATCGGCGTCTGCAGTCCATGTGATTACTAATCCTGTCAGAACACCTCTAGCCTGGGCTTCTAAAATCAGTTGCCTTATAATTGCCCCGCCATGTGCCGCAGTAAATGTTCTTTCCAAAGATACGGGTGTTGGCATTCCATCCGGATACACAACTGCCCTCTCAAGCATTGATAAAATACCCCTTCCACTGACTTCTATCATCTGCTGTTCGCTGTTATCCACATAGACCGGCCGTATGGATTCGATTATCCACTTAAACAGGTCCACTCCATCCGCCCTGCAGAGGATAAAGTTCTGATCTGCCAGATAGTCCCGGTTTCCTCCCTTGGCATCATATCTGCTGATGGAAAATTTCCCACTTCCGGAATTATTCAGAATCATCTGAAAGGACTTCCCCGCTGCATTCTCAAGCTGACAGAGTATGGTATTGGGATTATTCCGATCACACACGAAGAACTCGACTCCAATATCCAGCGGTGGCTCGGCTTCATACACTTCAAATCCTATGAGGTTGCTGTCCCTAATTCCCGGTGGATCAGGCACCGTAAGCACTACCTTTACCCCTCCGCTCTCACCATCGTTCGGTATCTGAAAGACGATTCTCTGCCAGCTCCATTCGATGATGTTACATATCTGTTCTCCCAGATAGACAAATCCGCCATAGCCTCTTGCTGCCCGGTCTGTGTTGCTTGGATCCGCTTCTGCTTTTGTCCCAAATCCATTGCCGTATAATGTAATAATGCTTCCCTTGGCTGCCCTTATCGTAGAGAGTCTTTCAATAAAAGGGAATGGTGGATCACTGGTAATATTCTCATATTCATAAAGCGCTCGCTTCTTCGTCCAGATTTTTTTCTTGGCAACGTTCTCAAATTGGTAAAACACCCTCTTTTTTGTCCACACTTTTAACTTTGCGATATTCTCATACAGAGAGAATGTTCGCTTTTGCACCTCCGTAACCTGCACCTTTTCGGTAATGGATACCAGCTCTCCATACTTAGCTTTCCAGAACCAGAAGCCATGAGGAAGGCTTATCTCCCAAGATGCAGTTTCCCCTATGTTCAAACTTTCCGATGCCGCTGTTGTAAATAAGTCTGGCGTTGGCAGACCTTCAATTGATACTTTATCAAAAACCAGTTGAGGCGTTATCGAAGGAGCATCCGCTACGGCAATATCTACATTAAGGGAACTGAGCACAGGCGTTTTAGTAACATCTGCCGTTGCCAGTTCTTCTTTTATCCACAGATATTTGCCCGTTAAGTCATCATTAATGGAGATGCCTGGGGGAAGTGCACCGTTTGTCGCGGCCGTGTATGCTTCATCTCCTGGCGGAGTTGTATCTGAAGTTAATGCCGTCTTCACATCAATAGACGTTCCAGATGGGGTTGTTGCAGACCACCGGATAATACTAGATGCCTCTGCTGTGCCCGTCAAAGGATAGCCGGAACTTTTTCTGTAGCCACTTGCGATGTACATCGGGTCTGCAATAACAAGATCATCGATTACTACAAGATCATATCCGGCATGAACAGAACTATCCTTCGTGTACACAAGTTTAATCCGGTGACTTCCTGCTGCCAGTGTGTAAAACACTTGGGTCCATCCGATACTTCCGGATACTCCATTTATCTTCACTACATCGTCGATATACAAGTAAAACCTATCGCAGTTAGCTTCGGAAGATACATAATACCAAAGGGATATGGTGGTATCGTTTGCTAAAGTAAAATCGATATACCCTGTTGAAGAGCTGCTATGGGCATGATTTGTACTAATGAATCCAGACATTCCCCTATGGGCATAAGGGCCTCGCATCCAGTCACCCGATACCGTTGCATTATAGGTATCATCCTCAAAATCTTCTTTTCGATTGGGGTTTGACTCAAGAAGGCATAAGCCGCCCCCCTCATACAACTGGACAGAGGATATTGTTCCATCGATAAAGTCGTTGTCTGTCTTTTCTTCCACATACGCGGAATAAAGTGCAGAAAAAGTCGCTATGCTATCGATAACAGGCTGTGCCGGTGCCGTTAATGTAAGCACTTGTCTCATCGCAATCCCTCCTTACGCCCAGCTGCTTACCGTTGCAATTATTCTCGCCGCTTTTGGTCCTAATGTTAATAAAGGCGGTCCAAGCTCATTCTTAACATAAATAACCGCAGACATAGCATTTGATCCAATGGAAGCTATATCTAAAGAAGTAGACCAGGGACCGCTTTCTGAAAATGATAGCAGAAAATCGGTATGGTTAATCTGTACGTTGATGGTATTTGCCATCTTATCCGGGCTTGCATTCTTAAGCTTGAATGAAGCAAATTCAGTAGTCCCTTCTGGCCTATCTCCAAAATCCTTTAACGCTGAGAACTCTGTGCCATCTGTATTACAAAACAAGATATCATCTGGTGTTTCGCCTGCCGCTTTTCTTCCATACAAATGGACCGCATGGATGTCAAAATCCGGCGCAAGTGCAAAAGCAGAGCTTGAAGATTTGAATCCAATCCGTAAGACTGATACCGTTCCAGAAAAGGATACTGGTACAACATTATCCCGCCAATAGTCAGCATCCTGGCTATAGGTTGGCGTCGTCAATACAGCCGTTTCCCAAGTTCCATCCATTCCATTTGTACTATCTGCTGCGCCTTGAACAACCATAGATTCCAAGCCTTTATAGGTATTCAAAGAAAACAAAAGTCCTATATGCGTAATTTCTCTTTCTTCGGGAAAGAAGAACCAAAAACATAGAATTTTACTGTAGGCAGCAAAAAGGGCGCTTCTATCTTCCTTGTTAAGATTAACAACTTCTCCTGAACTCAACCAGGATGCCACTCCATTTCCAAGCATGGTATTAATTGCATCGGAATTATAACCTGTTGTTCGTTTACCAACCACGGTACCATCAATATCATAAGGCATTCGCCTGCTACTAATTACCGGATAACTCATTCTCTCATCTCCTTTACTTTAAAAATATGCCGGATAGTACTCAATTTTTATGGTCCCTCCTGCAACATTGCTAGTTAGCTTCATCTGATTTGTTCCGGATTCAAAAATCAGCCAATAGGCGTCTCCGCCGTGCTTGACTGCTGATACAAGATTCAGATCTCCCTTTAGGCAAGAAAAGTTCTCCGTATTTATTACAACATTCTCTCCTGCTCCAATGCTTCCCTGATACTGAAGCCATATACCATTTGCCAAATTTTCAAGCTTTGGCGACTCTAAAGGGCCGGTCAGCGTAATGACTGTATCTGTAACAGGAGCAGTTCCAAGATTTATATGATTCCATTCATAAGATACCGCTCCTACTGCTTTCGTTTCCGAAGTCAGATCGACTCCATAAAAGAAGGGATCTGCAAGCTGGAACTCCACTGAGAATTTCGCATGCCCCGTCGGTTTTTTCACAAAAACAGAAGAACGGTACACTTCTGCCTTTGCTTCCCGGACCGTTCCATCTGGAAGTATCCGTCTTAATGAATGCTGTCCTTTCTTCCCAAAGACACTGGATAGATAATCCATATTCTCATAGAGAAGCTCCTTTTCACTTTTGCCTTCCGGTATAGCTCCCGTAATAGGATCCAGTCCTCTAACCCACATAGCCATCATAACGGTTCTTTCGTTATACCGTTTTTTGATGAATCTTTTTCCATTCTTGAAGGGCACCTGAAGGTTCGTGCCCCTTAGTCCTGGAGTTCCGATTCCTTCCGGGACTTCTATCACTGACCATGCCTTGGTATGCAAGGAGATTCCATTAAATTCCCATTTCTGTCCTGCCATTGCTGTTTATCTCTCCTTTATAAAAGACCATAGGACTGCCTCAGAAGCACCTTTTGTGTACTTTCTGATGCAGCCTCGGCCTTTGGATTGTTGATGGTAATATGATAATTATTCACTACACCACTACCATTTCCAGTTGATTCTGCTGCCTGACTATTGCCACCCATCCCTACTTTCTGAAGTGCCCTAGCCAGGATTTCATCCAATTTACTAATAGGCAATACCGCTTCGCTTCCTGCTTCCCCTACGCCAATCACGCTTGGGCTGTTGAAGATACCGCCACTTGCATACCAATTGACCGCAAGCTTTGGCACCTGGGGCGGTGTAAGGCTAAATTTTCCCTCGATTTCAAAGTGGGGCAGCTTGATTTTTGGAATCTTGATTTCCGGCAACTTGATATTCTTAAAGAACCCGACAATCGCATCAATAGCAGTCTTCACTACATTCTTTGCCGTTCCGATGGGATCTTCGATTGCTTTCTTGATGCCG